ATGGATATTTCGGCTTTTCAGTGTGTCAGCTCGATGAGGAACGTGTCGATGCTGGCAGCAAGACCGAAACAGTAGGAAACGCAACGTTCTTTGGGCAGATAGCCCATCTGATTGACACGCTTCATCTGAGTTATACAGAAGTGTTTGAAGTTATCCCTTATCGGAATTTGCTGATGATGCAACGGGATAAATTACACGCAGTATATGGTGGTCAGAAGGTGAATAGAATCAGTGGTAAGGAATTGGCTAATCGTAGGAAAAAGAAATAGATATGGCGAAATTATCAGAAACTTATTGTATATTTGTTTAACTTTTAAAATTTAAAGCTGAGTCAGAAAAAGAAGAAAAAGTTTAGATGATTTATCGGCACAGAGATGGAGATTAGCGCAGACTAACATTTCTGATGCAAGAATGAAGAGAGTTAATGCCGCATATCGAAAGTATGCTGGCAATATTCATTCACGTGTAGGCAATTTCGGTGAATTAACCGATAAACAGTATGCTCGTAAGTTTTCACGTCGTTCCTATATGGGGCTGAATGGCGGATAAAGTTCAAGCCGGAGAAATCCGGCTTTACTTTTATATAAAAATTTCCATTATCGTGACAGGAGAAAGATTATTTTGCTGAATGTAGCTTTCTGCATCTTCTTTTGAATCAAAGAATTTAATCTTTTTCGCATCATGGTATATATTTGAAATATTTATCAGGCTATATGTTCCATAAGAATTTATAGATAACACAGAGGAATTTAAAACACCTTTTATAATATATTTCTTTTCCATATTCTCATTTTTTTAGTTCTAAAATATCAATAGGGAATCTATTATAATTAGGCAGATTATCATCTAAATTATTAGGATGGCATTCTGCATATCCCGTAAAAACTGAGTGACCTAAATCTACATCATACACTTTTTCTATCTGAGTAATATAATACTCCTTCCCATTTTGTGTATTTATTACTACATCATATTCTTTGAATTTTTTTTCGCTCATAGTATTATCTCCTTATTTTATAATTTCTCAGCTAATTTCTTAATATCCTCCTTACTATTGATAACATGGGTGCTATCTCCTATGCGAACAGCTCCTATAACTTCATCGGAAGATTTTTCAAAAAGGTCTGTTACTTCAACTCCGAGAGCATCCGCTATTTTAGATAGGGTTTCAATGGTAGGATTGCCTTTTGATAATGTATTAGCTAATGTCGAACGGGCTACCCCCATTTTATCAGCTAAATCCTGCAGGGTAATACCTTGTAATTTGCAATGTTCTGTTATTCTTAGATTCATAATCGTGTATTTTAATTTTATACAAAGGTACGTTTCTTTGTTTTTTGTACTATTATAATAGTATTAAATAAGGTTAATGTACTAATTAAATAGTCCTTTCTGTTTTGTGTTATACTATTTAAGTAGTATGTTTGCATCATCAAAGTACAACGAAATAGTATAAATGCTAAAACATACAATTATGAAACGTTACAATTTAAGCAAGATAATGAAAGAAGCCCATCAGATAAAGAAGTACATGAAACTGTATTCTCTTACTCACGGTGTGAAGACTTGGGCAGACTGTTTGAAACTTGCTTGGGCTAACGAGAAAGAACGTATCTCTAAAGAAGAGATAAGAGAGGCAGAGAAGCAAACTATGAAATCCGCTTTGACACAACCGGCAAAGCGTAGCTCTTATGATGATTTGTCAATACCTCAATCAGCGTATTACAATCCGTATAGTTACGGGCGTTTCGGTGCTCACTATGTGGGTGATTAAAAGAAATTACTAACATAAAATATAAAAGTTATGGCAACAATTCAATTGAGAGAAAGCGATAGAAGTAGGGCAATTAACCTTAATCGCAAAAATGATTATGGTTTGGATAATAAACAGATGATGCGCCTTATCAATGCCCACCGAAAAGGCGATGCGTACAAGCGTGCTTTGATAGAGTTTCGCTTGACTGATATAAACTTTCATCGTGAAGTCGAAATGCTAATGAACGGCAAGTATGACGAATTAAAAGAAGAAGTAAAACGGTGGTAAGCAAAGAGCGCACTACCTTCACAAGCAATGCGCTCTAAATAGTATAAACACATAATGCGATTATGTCGCACTACGAATTTAGTCGCAAAGATAGTATAAACACATAAGATAGGAACGAATATGAGAACAGAAATTATTAAAATGGAAAATTCTTCTTCATGTGAAATTGATTTGATTGAAGTAAGAGATGGACAAGCGGTAACCTCTTCATTGGTGGTTGCCAAGTATTTTGGCAAAGCACATAAAGATGTATTAAGGGCTATTAAATCATTGGAATGTAGCGAGTTATTTAACCGGCGCAATTTTGCGCCCGTTGAATATGTTGATAAAAAAGGTGAAAGAAGACCCATGTATTACCTCACCCGTGACGGCTTTACTTTCTTGGCTATGGGCTTCACTGGTAAGGTAGCCGCCCAATTCAAAGAAGCGTATATTAATGCCTTCAACGAAATGGAAGAAATGCTTCGCAAGAATGATTGCACCAAGTATGCCGAAAAGATATTCAAGTCTGAACTGAACCGTTTCAATAAAAGGTTGAAAGAAACTGCGAAAAGAATAAGAGATGAAAAAGGGTTTGGATACGGTGTTTATGGCGAAATAATGGCAGGTGTCTTTGACTGTGACAAACTTCCATTTCAAGAAAGATTGCGTAATATCTTCTCCCAAATAGGCAACGCTTATGTAGAGGGTTATTATTTGGCAGGACACTATATAAACGCTGATAATCAAAACAAGCAGATACGCAAGCTGATTTCTGATTTTGAAGGGAAACTGGTAGAGGGATTTAGAATATATCCGAGTGTATAAATAACACGATTATCCAAAGGCAGTCTTCGCACGACTTTAAAGGCTGCCTTATAAATTCCATAGTTATGAACCTCAAAGCAAGACCGCCGCCTTTAAGGCTATTCAACGAGAATCTGAGAACATAGTCATTAATTAAAACAGCAAGAAATGAGTAAACGATTTGCTATTGCCGTTTTACCCAAAGAGAAGCAACAGGGGGGGTAAAGTACGGTTTAAAGATTGAAAAGCCCTCTGCATTGGGCAATGTGTATGGGTTGACCGAAGAAGAACTGAAAGAACTTCGTGGATTGATAGACAATGTATTGACTAAATGATTATGAAACAGATAAAAATCAGACCACCGCCAAAAACTTTACGACAATGAAACGATTGTCGTGTTATGGTAAAGTGAAAATCTCTCTCTTACACGATTATATAATAAGTTTGCAAACAGAAACAACGCAGCTATCCTCACGGCTGAAAAATATAACCCCGCCATTGGTAAGAAGTGAGGAGCTTGCCTTTGGTGGGGTCTAATTTTTTAAACTGTGTAAAAGTATGAATAATATTCAGATTTTCCAAAATGAGCAGTTCGGAAAAGTAAGAATCGCGATGAATGAGAGTAATGAGCCTTTGTTTTGTTTGGCAGATGTGTGCGGTGTTATAGGCATTGCTAACGCAAGAAATGTCAGGTCAAGGCTTGAAGAAGATGATGTCCGCCAAATGGACACCATAGATTCGTTAGGTAGAAATCAACAAGTTACATTTATAACCGAAAGCGGTTTATATGATGTGATAATTCGCAGTGACAGCGAAAAGGCAAAACCGTTTCGCAAATGGGTTACAAGCGAAGTTTTGCCCTCAATCCGCAAACATGGTGCATACATGACCAGCGATACACTTGAAAAAGCTTTGACCTCACCTGATTTTCTGATTCAGCTTGCAATCAACTTAAAAGAAGAAAAACAGAAGCGTATCGAAGCCGAACAGAAGATTCAGAAAGATGCACCTAAAGTCCTTTTTGCCGATGCCGTTTCAACTTCTCAACGTTCTTGCTTGGTTGCTGAATTAGCAAAGATACTGCAACAAAATGGAGTGAATATCGGTCAGAACCGTTTGTTTAGCTGGATGCGCGAGAATGGTTATCTTTGCCAAAAGGGTGACTACTACAATCAGCCAACGCAGAAAGCTATGAAATTGGGGCTTTTTGAATTGAAGAAAACCACCATCACCAAGCCGGATGGCTCTGTATTGGTCACTACTACTACCAAAGTGACTGGTAAGGGGCAAATTTACTTCGTAGAAAAGTTCTTAGGTAAAGATGCTGCTTAAATAATAATGCGCACCTCATTAGGTTGGGGTGCGCTTAATATGAATATTACAAACTCCCTCCCATTGCGAGATATAAGTTTACGGCATCTTTTATTCCTTTAATCTGTTTTTGTGATATGGTTTTTATATCGTGATATTGCCTTCCAATAAATTTTATTTTTGCAGTTTTAGCATTAGAAAGTGCCTTTATTAATTCAATGTCATTATTGGAATGGATATTTTCATCACACCATTCCCATATATATCCTCCATTACCTGAATCAGTTTCTACATTATTGGGGATAAATTCATAAGCTTTATTGTCAATAGAAAATTGATATTTGCGAATGAATAACCAATCGTCAGAATAATATTGTATTCTGAGTCTAAAGTTTGATACCCCATCAATATCTTTCATAAAATAACAATATATTCCATTCTGGTTGGTATATTGGGGAGCAGATTTTGGTTTAATCCATGTTAGTTCACGTGGGTCAAATTCGTCCTTGTTAAATGTAAATAAAGAGGATATTTTTTTTACTGTTATAGAATCAATAGGATTTTGTTTTTCTTTTTTTATGTCCGATATTGTTTTTCCAATGTTATCATCTAAAGACATAACATTATTTTTTATATTGTCAAGGGTTGATTGGTTTATATACGGATTTACTTTTTCACCGTTTGAGTTGTACAGTGAGAATTTTATCGGAATATTAACAAACTCTATTCCTTGATTAGTCATATCTTTATAAACTTTTTGAGAAATGCAAAATTTTTGATATGCTTCTAAATACGCAAGGGAATCATTCTTTGAGCTTATCGTCTTAGGTTCCTCCTCCTTCTCATTGTAAGAGTTGCTGAATAATGATTTTTCTTTAACCGTTTCCACATATTTATATGACTTATTGCAACTTGAAAAAGCAAATATTGACAATATCAGAAGCAGTGTATTTTTCATGACAGTACATTTATTAACTTAAACGTTTGCAAAAATATCTCAAAAATCAATCATTTCCAATTATTTCACGACAATTATTCCGTTGTCGCATATCAAATACTTGAAATATTGCTGGATAACTTGTATTTGTCGAATTTAGCACAAATGAAAAAATAATGGAGTTTAGAGGAGATACATCTGGATTAGATGAGTTACTTGAAAGTGTAGACGATAGATATTATAATACCCTTTCTCAAATAGGGAGAGACGCCACCCGAAATGCGAAGATTAACAAGACTTATGAAAATAGGACTGGCAACTTGAATAATGCAAATGGGGGATGTGTTGTCCGTAATGGGAAAATAGTAGATATGTGGGTGGAATCAGACGGTTCTCATTCCGAAGCGGTAAGAAATACAGAGAATCTTCTGATTTATTCCGAAAAATCAAAGGATGGGCTTTATTTGGCTAACGGTCAGCCTTATGCAAGCTATGTCGAAAGTAAAGGGTTTGAAGTTATTATGACTAATGGTATCTTGTATGCAGGTAGACAAATAGAAAAAAAATTATAGATATGGCAGGCATTATTTCAAATGTAGACAGTGATGTTCAGAAGTTGCGCAAACTGAAGAACGAGATAGAAAATGTCAAAAAAGCATTGATGGGTATTAATATCAAGGTCGATATTGATATAGCTAAAGGTTTGCAATCACAGTTAACCTCCCTTTTGGGGCAATACGATACATTGGTGGATAAGATTGCGGCAGCGGAAAGAAAGATTATGCTTTCAACCAGCCGAATCAATAAGGCGACTGAAAAGATTGTTCAAGCGCAAGAACAAGTTTCTAAACCGGTAGTGATTCCGACACAGAGTGGAAATACATCAACACAAACAAACACGGCTGAAACAGCAAGCATTCAAGCACAAGCAAAGGCTTATGATGACCTGAGAACTGAGATAAACGGTATTCTTGGCACAAGAGAAGAGAATGTCAAGAGAATGATAGATGAAATGAACGCTATCCGTTTGATTAATGTTGAAATCAAGAAAATCAACAAGTCACAAGGTGATTATTCTTCCTTGTCTTCTACTCAACAAAAACGGCTTGAACAGCTAAACAATTCATTATTGACACATAAAACTGCTTTGTCAGAAGTGAGACAAGCATTGAACAATAATGCCAAACTTGATAATGTAGCCGCTACTTCCATGAACGGGTTATCCCAGTCTTTATCAAGAATGAGGATAGCTTATCGCGAATTGACAGAAGAAGAGCGCAATTCTCCTTTTGGTAAAGAATTGCTTGCGTCTATTCAACAAGCGGATACAAAAATAAAGGAACTTGATACCACTATTGGCAATCATCAACGTAATGTAGGTAATTATGGTAAGCAGTGGAATGGGCTTAGTATGTCTATTCAGCAAGTAGGACGCGAACTTCCTTCTTTGGCTTACGGTCCAAAAGTTTTTTTCTCTGCTATATCGAATAATATTCCAATTTTAGCAGATGAGATTAAACGGGCGAGAACTGAATATAAACTATTGAAGGAGTCGGGGCAGTCGGCGATTCCAGTATGGAAGCAAGTGGTATCGTCTTTGTTTAGCTGGCAGACTGTATTAACGGTTGGTATTACACTGCTTACTCTTTATGGCGATAAGGTGGTGGATTGGGTTGCAGGGCTGTTTAATGCTAAGAATGTCATGAAACCTCTTGTTGATATTCAACAACAACTAAATGACGTTCAATTAAAAGGAGTTCAAAATGCTCAATCTGAAATAACAAAGTTGGAATTATTATATAAAGCTACTCAAAATGCTTCAAAGCCTATTCGTGAAAGAAAAAAAGCTGTTGATGAGCTACAAAAATCATATCCTGATTTCTTCAAAAATCTTTCAGAAGAAGAAATTCTAACGGGAAAGGCAGCTGACGCTTATGCAAGACTTACTTCTTCGATTATTGCATCTGCACGTGCGAGGGCTGCACAGGATAAAATGACAGAGAATGCTAAAAAAATATTGGAAAATGAGGCTAAAATAACAGAAGAATATGCTAAAAGAGAAAATGCGCAACTAAAACTTGACAAACAGATTGAATTAAGAAATAAAATAGACAGAGAGGCGAATCCCGATATGTATGCAGGTCGACAAATGATGGTTGGTGCAGCTTTGGGTAAGGTCGAAGAAATAGATGAAGGCATTGCTAAACTTAGACGTGAAATATACGAGCTAAATAAATCTCAAAATGAATTAGCACAAAACATAGATGTCAATGATTTGATATTCAACCCGAATGAAGATTCTTCAAAGATTGGTGAAAAAGAAAGAAAAAGACGTCAAGAAGAAGCAGAGAAATTATTGAAACAGCAAGAACAGCTTGCCGAACAACTTCTCTCCCTCCGCCGTAAGAACCAGCAGGATGAAATCAACCTCAGGGCTGACGGAATGGAAAAGAAGCTGGCACAAATAGACTTGGACTATCAGAAAGAACTGGATGCGATAGAATCCGCCCGTGAAAAGGCAAAGAAAGACGGAACATACGAACAACAGTCCCCTTTACTTGACGAAGCCGAAGAAAATGTTTTCAAGAGGTATCAACAAGCTGTGACGGAAACGCACAAGCAGGAAGCGGAAGCCCAAAACGAAGCTATGAACCGCTATCTGAAAGAATACGGGACGTTCCAACAGAAAAAGGACGCCATAACAAAAGAGTATAACGACAAGATGGCCAAAGTCACTACCGAAGGCGAAAAGAAGCTTCTCCAAAAGGAAATGGAAGAAGCATTGTCTTCTGTGGATATGGATAAGCTCAAACAAGAAATCAACTGGGAACTTATCTTCGGTGATTTGAACAAGGTTTCCAAAAAATCACTTGAACAGGTAAAACAACAGCTAAAGACTTTCAAAAACTCCGATGAGTATAAGAACATGGCTGTCGACCAGAAAAAAGTGATTGACGAAGCATTGAATAATATTCAGAGTACCATCATCGACAAAGGCGGTTTGCTTGGAGATTTGCCGGAGCAACTGGATGCTTTGCGCATTGCTCAAGACGAACTTAAGCAAGCGCAGGATGAGTATAATAAATCTCTCAAAAGTGGTACGGATGCCGAGAAAGAAGCTGCTCTCAAAAAGAAAAACAAAGCCGAGAAGAATGTTCAGAATGCGGAAACGAATGTAACCAGAAGCGCGGATAAGACCCAAAAAAGTTTGATAACACTAACGGATACCGTCACCCAGCTTGGCAGTTCATCTGAAATGTCTCTATCTCAAATAGGGAATCTTGCTGCTGGTCTTGTAGATACGTTTTCTGAGGCAGGAAGTAAGATAGGTGGTATTGTTGGTACGGTGTTCTCTCTGCTTGACGGAATAGAAAAACAAGGCTTCGACGGATTTGTCAAGAATGTTTTTTCAAGCGTTTTTGGAGCCGGTGCGAGTATGTGGAACACACTTACTTTCGGTGGTTTCAATAAATTGTTCGGTATCGGTGGCAATGCAAAGGAGGTACAGGATTCCATTAATCGTCTTACCGACCGTAATGAGACGTTACAGACTTCTATCGAATCATTGACAGATGAGATAAAGGCAAGCAAAGGAACGAAATCCGTAGCTGCGTATAGAAGTGCTTATGAATACCAGAAAGAGCAGAACTCCAATTATCTGAATATCGCCCGTGAACAGGCAGGTTACCATAATTCACATAAGAGCTGGCAATACTACATGAGATGGTCTGCCGAAGACTTGAAATGGATTCAACAGAACATAAACAAGAATTTTACCGGAACTTCTTCATTATGGGAGCTGACACCTGAAGAGATGGAAAAACTCCGTAGTAATGTTGATATATGGACAAAGATGCAGAATGCCGGGAAAGGCGGTTATGGTGAACGTGTAACCGATAAACTTGATGATTATATTGAGCAGGCCGGCAAACTGGAGGAGTTGACCGATAATCTTTATGAGGGTCTGACCGGAATGTCATTCGATTCCATGTATGACAGTTTTGTAAGCAGTCTGATGGACATGGAGAAGAGTGCTGAGGATGTTGCTGATGACATATCCAAATATTTCATGCAGGCAATGCTGTCAAATGCCATCGGTGAACAGTTTAGTGACAAACTGAGAACATGGTATGACAAATTCGGTGAAGCCATGAAAGATGATGGTACGCTTGATAATAATGAACGTAAGGAGCTGATGGATGAGTACATGGGTTATGTGGATGAAGCCATGAAGCTTCGTGATGAGCTTGCCGCAGCAACCGGATATGATAAAATTTCGCAAGAATCAACATCGCAGTCAGCTTCATCCAAAGGCTTCCAGGCAATGAGTCAAGATACCGGCGAAGAGTTGAACGGGCGGTTTACAGCATTGCAGATTGCAGGAGAAGAAATAAAGAATCAGAATATTATTCAATCTCAATCACTTAATCTACTGACAGTAAAAGCAGATGCTCTACTTTCCATAAATACGGAAACAAGGAATATCGCTGATAATACGCGAGATTTGATAGCACAATCTTATCTTGAATTGGTTCAGATTTCGGAAAATACAGGAGCTATTGTAAAACCAATCATTCAAATTCAGAAAGATATGGCAGAAGTGAAAAACAATACATCTAAATTATAAACTATGTCAGATTTATTAATAAATACCCAAGACGCCTACACAACATGGGGGGTAAGAATGGGAGAGGGCTTTCTTGATGTACTTGGGGCATCGTCACCCATGAAAGAATTTATAGAAAATAAGTCCCGGTTGGAACATGGAAAACGTGTGATAATCAATGACCCCAAAATAGATGAACGGGAAATAACACTTTCTTTTACAATTGAAGGAAATTCCCAATCCGACTATCAAGCAAAGAAAAAAGCTTTCTTTGAAGAATTGTATAAAGGTGTGGTTGATATTCAAGTTCCGGCTAACAGTAATGAGATTTATCATCTGATTTATCTTGGGAAAAGCGTTGCTTATGCACAGAGTTTAGACCATACTTTCGGAAAAATTTCAGCCAAGTTTAACGAGCCGAACCCGGCAAACAGAACCTAATTCACGACATTGGGTTTATTGTCGTGTATATGAGTGTCCAAAATAGGGCACTCTTTTTTTTATCTGCGAACTTTGGATGCGTTATGGTAGACATCAAAGACATATCCGGTAAGACAAGATTTTCGACCCCCATTAATGTCGGGGCTAAAGGCAGGTTTACCCTGATGAAGGAAGACTATATCATCCTTCCGTTCAGTGTTCCCAACCCGGTGTATTTCAAGCTCGGCGACTACGTGGATTTGTCGGGAGTGCTTGACGAGTCCCTGGGCGGACTGCTGTCCAAGGTCTATGAGATAGTGGATTTGCAGAAACCTGCCTTCAACGCTTCTACCGGGGGATATGACTATAAGCTGCGCATGGACGCGTATTACTGGAAGTGGAAGAACAAGATTTTCAAGTACACTCCCGAACATGCCGGCCATGAGGCTTCATGGTCTCTGACCGCACCCCTTGACGTGCAGCTCGGCGTATTCCTCCGCAACCTGAAGGCACTCGGATATACATACAAGGGAAAGGAGTTTGAGTTCCGCATAGATTCCACAGTGGAGAACAAGGCCGTTGCGATGAGGTACGACAATATGAACCTTCTTGACGCCCTGTTCTCCATGGCCGATAAGGAGAAATGGGACTGTGACTGCTGGATAACGGATAACATAATCCATTTTGGGCGAAATGAATATGGTGATTCCGTCAGAATCGAGTTAGGGGTTGAAGCGTCAGCCATGACCCGCAGCGACAGCAAAGGTACTTATGCGACCAGAATCTATGCGTTCGGCTCTACCCGGAATATTCCGGCAGACTACCGTCCCGTGGACGAGCAGACGGTTGTCAACGGCGTAGTCCAGCGCAGGCTGATGCTTCCCGCGGACACGCCTTACATTGATGTGTATCCCGACATGTCCGAAGAGGAAGCGATAGAGGACATTGTCGTATTTGAAAATGTCTATCCCCGGCGTACGGGCACATTATCCGACGTGCATACCCGCACCGAAGAGGTGAAGGACGAGAACGGCACGAAAGAGACCGTCACCTACTACCGCTACAAGGATACCGGGCTGGAGTTCAAGGATGAATATCTTATCGAAGGTCAGGAACTGAGAATCCGGTTCCAGTCCGGCAAACTTAACGGCATGGAATTCGGTGTCATTTTCAATCCCGACCCCAAAGACGACATGCGCGGCGCGCAGCTTTGGGAAATCGTGAGAAACGAGGATTACGGGCGTATGCTTCCCGATGATACCCTTCGTCCGGAAAACGGCGACGAGTATGTCCTTTCCGGTTTCAATATCCAGCTTGTGTCTGACAGATATACCCCAGAAGCCGAACAGGAGCTTAAGGGAAAGGCGCAGGAGTATGCCGACCGACGCAAAAGGGATGACGGTACATATAACACGACCCTTGATTCCGAATGGGTGTATAACGACCGGCTGAGACGCTTCTATGAGTTCGGACAGAAAGTGTTCCTTGTAAACAGGGCTTTTTTTGAGAACGGGCACGACAGCCGCATACTCGGCTGGGAGTTCAACCTTGACAAGCCTTGGGACAGCCCTGCATACATAATCGGCGAGAGCATGCCCTATTCCCGTATCGGGGATATGGAAGACAAGATTGATTCCCTGACCTACAAGGGGCAGACATATACCGGCGGCGGAAACGGGGTCTATATAATCAGGACGAACGATACGACAGCCCCTTCCGATAGCAATGTATTCTCGGCACGCAGGTCTTTGGTCACTTTCTTAAGGAAAGACAAGTCCGATAAGACTGAATATCTTTTGAAACTCCTCGCAGGCGGCGAGTTCGGCGAATTCGTAGACAGTATGATTGCCGGCAAGGGTGCAGGGATATTTCCTGATGGCCGGGCACAGGTAGAACGGTTGGAAGTGCGCGGTTCACTGTCAGTGCTTGACTTGATAATAAACCAGATTCAAGGAATGGAGTCTGATTACTCCTTCACCGAGATTGGTAAGATAGAATCCGTGGAGGATTTGGGAGAAAACACCTACCGTCTGAGCATCGAGAAACGCACGGACTTCGACTTCATGAAGTTCCAGGAGAATGATGTCTGCTTCTCCATCATTAACACACTGCTTACGGGTGGTTCCGAGTATTATACAAGCTGGATGCGTATTCTTACCACCAATGCGCAGGAGAATAGCATAACGGTCGTGCTCTACCCGGACAGCGAAGTGCCGGGCGGCACGAACTATCCGCCGTTGGCCGGTTACAACGTAACCCGCAGGGGTAACAGTACGCTGCCTGAAGCAGGCGGCTTCAACGAACGGGCACAGTCGTGGATGATTTCTTCGCGTGAGGGTCGGATTATGTTCTTGTCCAATGTTTATAAACCGATATTGGAGGACTACAACTATGCGCTGACTATCGGAAAACTCCCTAACATCAAGGCACTCGAAAAACTGCCGGTGACAACCGAAGATGTTGGCATCGTTGCACAGACGGTCATTGCCGAGAAATTCTATCAGTTCGATTATAACGGTGATGTCGTTCCCAACAAGGTAGACCGGGGTGTCTGGTCTCTGGAAACGGCCCAGAGCGGTGCTCCTTACCGGTTTGTTCAGTACGAGCTGTCGAAGCCTTCCGGCAGCGAATATACCTTGTTGGAACAGCATACGGTCTACCACCTTGGCTGCAAGTGGGGGTGTCTGAAGGACAAGACAACCGACGAACCGAAATGGAACTCCCCTTCATGGGGACTCCTTGAGGGCGACAGCAGGTATTCGCTCCAGCTCTCCCTTTCAGGCGGGGAGGCATTCGTCATAGGCGGTGTGGATACGGTAATGTCCGGACGTATATATTTCGGAACTACGGATATAACGGATGATGTAATGGCGGACGGTGCCACCGAAGTGGAATGGTTCCGTGACAGCGGCAATGTTCCGGCGGACAACCTCTGGACGCCAGAGTACGTGGATGGCAACAGGCTTGCCATCCATATCGACAACGGGAACCAGCACGGGGTCGGTTCAGACTTCGGCTTTGTAAGCAGGTCCGTTGCCTTCGTATGCCGGGTATTCATTCCGGTTGAAGGGGAAATGCAGCAGATAGAACAGAGATTTGGTTTTGACATATTATAACTATGGGAATAAAGAGTAACAAACAGCAGGGGCGTATTTATGTGAGTCCCCTTTCCATCCAGGGAGAGATAATTGTACTGTCGGGCAGTCCCGTGCAGACCTATGACAAGCAGTTGCGGGAATACAGCCCCGACCGGACCCTGACACCGCTGGTCATCGTGCCGAAGGTATCGGCATTCGACGAGAAGACGGTATTCGGTGAAATGGAACTCACGGGGGTGGAGTGGTTCGAGGGTGCGCCCCGTGACAAGTCGGCCAACCGCATCGTCGAGGGTGAGTATTACAGCATTTCCGACGGCAGCGGCGGTGTGCCCAAATACGCGCTTACCATCCGGAAGAACACGCCGCCGGAGAAGCCGGTGGAGTATTTCGGCATCGCGATATTCACGGACCCTCGTACGAACCGCGAGGTCCGCTGTGAACGGAGCGTGAAGTCCTATGCGCACCTTTATGACAACAAGGCGTATTCGCTGCGTCTGAAGGGGGATTCCGTGATGGTGACCGACCCGCTTCGCCTGGCCGACCGTTCCGGCTATTGGGACAGGGAGATAGAACCGCAGCTCTATACAGGCACTGAACCGGTGGATGATGAACATGCCGCATATTTCTGGGACATTCTTGAAAACGGAGCATACCGCCCGGTTACACCGGATGACCCCGGTATTGTCTGCCATGATGTGAACGGTGTATATACAAGAAAGCTGATGTATCAGGCGAAATATGTCACCGGTGCAAGCTTCCGTGTTCGTGCGTGTGAGTATGCGGGTAGCAGACCGCAGGCACCTACGGACGGGCGGCTGGAAAAGGTTATTGAGGTAAAGACGGAGATGGCAGCTTCCCTCAATTGCGAAATTATCCAGACGAAAGGCTTCACCCTTTCCGATGATATGAAGCAGCCGAGCGCCTATGAGGTACGCATCTTCGACAACCGCCGCGAGTACGGTACAGAGTACGATGACCTTTTCCGCATCACATGGAAAGGCCAGAGTGCGAAGCCGGGCGAGCCGGAGAAGGTGCTGGCAACCGGCGGGCGGACGCTGGAGTTCATTCCCGCGGACAAGGGTTTCCCGGCAGGACATATCTTCCAGGTGTGGGCGGAAGTGGGGCTTCTCACAGGTGAGTCCCTGATGGGCGACGAGGAAGGTGCCGTTATATCCTCGCAGGTTGACGGACAGACGGTATTCATTGCCACGGGTCCGGTATATGAATAATTGAGTAATAACTTTAAACTTTAATCAATATGTACGTAATTGTAGAAAAGGCAAAGCTCGAAGGCAAATTCTTTGGGATAATGAATACCCTTCCGGATGGCAGGGTGTATATTCCTATCAGTGAGATGCGGAATGTGGGCACTCTTCTTGACATCGACATCATCGGTTCTGCGCGTGAGTTAAAGGAGTTGATTGATAAACAGCAGGAAGCGATGCAGGGTTCAGAGGACATCGACCCCGGTTTCAGTGTGACCGGTCCGGAACAGCCGGCCGGGGCAAAGACTGACGGAAAAAGGAAAGGAGGCCAGCGATGAATCAGAATCAAGTGACCGCTTCACTGGCTATCGTGGCGGTGAGCAACGGGACAACCGTCAACGGGTATGTACGCGTAGACAATGGTCCGCTTATCCAGGCATGGACAAAGGGAAGTGACAAGTATACGCCGGACTTTGAAGCGTTGGCGGAGGACAAACGCCCTATTGTCATTGTCGTGTTACGTGACGTGAGCAGCGGGCGCATCCTCATCCCTTCCAGGCTTGTTTTCAAGTACAACGGTACCGAACTTGCATTCGGGGAGGACGGGCTGTGCAATACGGAACAGTTTGTCGGCATGTTCAAACGCGTAACCGGATACAATGTAAGTGTGGACTCGCAGTCCTATCCCATGACCGGACTTCGCGTCATGAAGAACCTCGTACCCATTTCCGGATATGACAATGACCGTATAACTGTTTCCGGGGAAGTTGAAATTGGCGGGCATACGGTCGCATTCAACGAGCTTGCGACGGATGTTGTTATCCAGGAATCATCGGGTAAACAGTATGAGTTATTCATCACTTCAGACAAGGGTACGCAGATAATCAATCCGTCCGAAGTGCTGACGTTGAAGGCATCGCTGTACAGTGGCGGAGACCTTATCAACGATTTGGGGAACATTACGCTCCAATGGAAGAAGCAACTGCCATCGGGAGAGGCCAACCTTGGTACACAGGGAATCCAGAACATTGCCGCGAATGATATTGACGGTTCGCTGGTGGTAAGTTGTGAGGCTGTGCAGAATGCGAAGGTCATTGCCAAGGGCTTCATTACCGTGTTCGACCTTAGCGACCCTATACTGGCGGCATTCAAGGTCAAGGGGCTTGCTTCTGACGGGCAGATATATCCTGGAGAAACGGGAACTCTTATTCCGTATGCCTATAAACGCCAGTCCGGAGAGGAAGTGGCGGTGGCAAGCTGGGACTTCGCCACATTCGACGGTGAAAACAATCCGTTCACGCTGTCGGGCAAGGATAGCAACAAGTTCCAAGGAAAGGATATTGCACTGACCTATACGGATGCGGCGCGGGCCAAGACATTCAGAGTAATAGCAACGAATACAAATCCCATTGAGCTATGATGACAACGGCGGTTTTGAGTGTCGTGGCGGTACGTGAGCCTGACCCGGTGGAATACGTTGACATCGAGTGCCAGCCGGCTGCCATCTCTGTGGACTGTAACAATGTACAGATGGTGCCGCTGAAGCTGAAAGCCCTGCACCGCAGCGGGGCTGATGCGGCCCTGCTGGATGTATTCTGGCGGCTGCATGTCCAGTCGGCCGGCAAGGACCTCGGTACGGCGGATTCCCCCGGTGCATCGTCCGAATGGGAATACTACCTTCCGTCTGACAAGTGGGGCAATGCGGATTCCGTGATTGTGGAAGCGTACCGTGATAGTGCCCGCGAGACCCTTCTTGCTCAGAAACGGATAAGTATTGTGCGGCAGAATCCGTCCCCGTTCCCGGTCGAGGGTGACTGGAAACCGCTGCCGTTCAAGTATAAGAATGGGGAATATTTCCTGGATAAGGAGAAGGGGTTTGTATTCATGTGGATGAATCCGGTGGCCGGAAACAGCGAGATGCACCCGTTCGACGACGTGGCCCAGAACCCGGACACTACTTCCTGGAAATCCATCCAGGAATACCCGCTACTGGGTACGCAGCTTTTGCTTGCCAGGAAGATAGACGCAGACCTTATCGACGTGGATAACCTGAAGGTGAAGCACCTGGATGGTGCAGACGGAACTTTTACAGGTGATTTAAAAAGTGGTAGTGTCAATATTGCCGGCGGGAAAACCCTTCTGAATAAGGATGGAAGCGGGAAATTAGCCAATGGAGCGGTAAGCTGGACAAAGGAAGGTGATGTGGACTTTTCGGGAAAGGTGCATTTGAATAAGGTCACTATAGAGAGGGGTGTTACCCCTGATATTGTCGGAAACGGGCAGATGTGGAAACTTCCTGATACGGCAGATACCTTTATGGACCACATGGTACTGACCGGTGGCTTACCCCAGGTGGCTTTGTCCCCTAATTACGATTTTTGGGGCGGGCGTTCACTCACCATTTTTAATGTCAGTGATACGAAAGTAAAGATATGGGGAAGTGGCGACCCCGGTATATATATTCCTGCATACGGCTGTGCTCATTTGGAATGTATTGCATCGATAGGTGGTGCATGGGCACAGTGGAATGTATTGGGAGTTTCAGATACGAGTATTATGGCATTCCCGGTTGCGTAATTAAAAAAAGTATTGTATGGATATGTTTTCAAGAATTAACGACAAGCTGCTGCATTTTCTTGCATGCCTTGCCATCACGCTGACAGCGGGTGAACTCTGTGCCGTTACGGCAGGCGTGACGAAAGAAGCCGCTGACTGGATGTATAAGAAGAACTGCAAGGTCGGTTCGGGATGGGACTGGCTGGACATACTTGCGGATGCTGCCGGCATAGCGGTCGGCAGCGTATTAAGGAGATTGGTATTCGATTATTAATGTAATAAAAAGGATTATGTTAGACACATTATTGGTTGCGCTGATTATCTCAGTAGATACCGCGCAGGTAAAGGATTTTCCGCAGAAGGCGGAAGTCGAGTTCAAGAAAAACGATTTAAAAGAGAACATCATTAAGTCAGCCTTGAATTTCCATAATAGCGGAAAGAAGGACGACAAGACCTGGAACTGGAAGATTCAGGATGTGGTGTTCAAAAAGGATTAAAGCAATGTTCAATTTAAATTCAAACAATCATCATGGGAGCAATTAAAACTATGAAGGAAGTCGAAAGCGCACTTCCCCAGAAAAAAGAGATAAATTATGTACGTGCTTTGGACAAAGAAGGCAACCCGATTTTAATCAATAAAGAGGACCTGGCGCAAGTTGTGGGAGAACTGTTATGGAAAAAATTACGTGTCACAAACTCTTTTGCAATCCATTATACCCATCAAATCCAATGGAACGGAGTAAGTCTCAATATCATTGGAAGCCATAATTTCTACAACGTAGGGGTTCGATTGGCAACCTACGCAAACAAAGTACCTTCCGATGGAATAGTCGGAGAGTTTTATTCCATACCATCCGGGTTTACCGATATAAAAGTGGTTTATAAGAATTGGGATGTTTACGTAGTATTCACTGTAGTACAAGGGCAATCTGTTTACTTTAAATACGATTGCAGTACCCAATGCGATATAATTAAAGATATTGGTTTCATAGACGAATCATACAAGGAGATAAAACCTATTGCATAATAGTGCAATCTGCCAGTCCGGTAATTTCATCATCTTGTGTAGCCATATCGTACATTGAATCTCTAACTATCAGTTCTCTGACAATAGTTCTATCACCTAATGAATTGTCCGAAGTCAAGTATATGGATATTCTATGGTCAGTTTCGTATTTCATTTTTAGGTATGTATCGCTATTGGGTTGTCCATATAGGTATTTGACATATACTTTTGTAGAATCTTGTAATTCCATAGTATTACCAGCAATGTAAACGCAAAAATCACTTAATGGTTCACCTGTGGATATACATGATACTCTGATAGCAAAAGGAGCCCATTGGGAAGATGATGAACGATATAGTAATACGCTACGTTTGCCTTCTGATTTTATCTTTGTTGTTGCAAACTTGGAATTACTTAATCCGTCTTTCTCAGGAGTTACAACTGGTATCAGTTCTCCCACATCCGTAAATCGACGTGGGAGAACTGATACCAGTGGCTACCTTTCAAAAGAGTGGACTTTGGGATAAGAAAATGGTCCCGGTTTGGATGAATGCAAAATGCTTATTAATGACTGTAAGTCAAGAGTGTGTTGTCAACTTCTTAGTCTCAACCCGGCACACTTATGTAGCCCAGAATACGCTTGCTGTTGTACAGGTTATGTATGGCGTAGATGATACATATATTTCGGTTCGCTATCGCTACTTAATCCCTAAAAGTCATGAGCTGATTCTCCTTAATTTAAAGTATAAGAAAACAGAAGATAACCGCTTGAATATCTATATTGAAAGCAATGACCCGGTAGTTTCAATCCTATCTACATCAGATTTATCGAGACTGGAATTAAAGAATGTACTAATTACTGAATTTCCCCAGGATGCAATAGATGCTGTTGAAGTATGATTTGGCTATTTTGGTCGGGAATATAACTTCCCGGCCAAAATAATTGATTAAATGCTTTGCTGATTGAATGTAAAATTGTTCCATGAGGACCAAGGCCCATTATTCCAACTTACCCGTATACAAATTGTTTTTCCTTCTAAATCAACACCCGTTTGAATAGTTAAAGTCTTAGTATTAAATACAAGTAATCCACCGTAATTGAATGGCATAGTGGTAGAATTCCCCACGTCATACATTCCACTTGTACGTATGTCATCGGGGGACATTTCTCCTTGAATTATATCACGCTGCATAAATGGAAAAAGTCCTAAAGAAGTGAACAGTTCTCCCACGACATTGGTTTAAATATATGGTATGCCAGATATAAATGTATATAATTTTACGATTATAAAGGAATAAAAAGATACCTGGTTTTAGCCGTGTGGTAGAATGTGGGTAGATTTTATAGGTTCTACTGATATTCTACTGCCATAGTTTGGCAACCCTTTCCTGGCAAGATATTCCCTACTCATAAATTTCTTGTTTACTTTCGCTGAAAAGTGATTGTAAATGAGTATATTTGTCATGTTTTATTGGTTAACGCCCATGAACGTGTCTTTAACAGGATGCGTTCGTGGGCTTTTTTTGTTTAATTAAAAAAGTTCGTAGATGAAAAAGAAACTGATTGTTTTGGCTGTTGTGGTGGCCGTGATTGTAGGTCTGCTGGCTTATTACCAGTATGTACCGTTTTGGGCAAGCATTGTGAGTACCGGTGCGTTTATTGCCGGCATTCTTCTCGGTTGGAATGCCAAGGGGTGGAGTGATGAACATGTAACGGGGATGAAGGTATGATGGAGGAACTGAATGAACTGTTCAACATCACCGGCGGGATAGTTACTACTATCCTGCTTCCTCTTTTCGGTGTGTTCATGTTCTATGATTCAAAGAAGCGCAAGGCGGTTGCGGAAGCGAGAAAGGCGGAAGCTGACAACATAACCGCTTACGCAGCAGAATGGAAAAAATGCTATGAGGAGGAAAGAACTGTGGAAGCTGAATTGAATGCCAAGATTGACAAGCTTTACAAAGAGAAAGAAGAAGACAGATAGCGCATCCATGAGCTTATCAAGAAGAACACTGCACTGGAAATAGAGAAAACAAAGCTGGAAGCCGAGATGGAAGTCAAGCGGTGTGATGTCCGGAAATGTGGAGGGCGGAAGCCACCAAGTGATTATTGATTCGCGGGAAGGAAGGTGTTTCGCAACGGCTCCCTTCCCTTTTTAGCACAAACTTAAAGTTTAAACAAAGGCTTCTGCAAATGTAGTGTATGTTTATATTAAATCAAATGATGTATGAAGTATTTTACGATAAAAGAACTTTGCCGTTCGACAACTGCCGACCGCAAAGGAATCGACAACAGATGTGGCAGTGATATAGAAGCCAATCTGACTGCATTGGTGGATAGCGTTCTTGACCCGCTACGCGAATGGTACGGCAAACCTATCGTTGTGAACAGCGGTTACCGTTGCCTGGCATTGAATAAGGCAGTTGGCGGTGCGACAACCAGCCAGCACATGAGCGGACAGGCCGCGGACATTGATACCGGAGACAGGCAACGGAATAAGCTACTGTTCGAACATATCCGCAAGAACCTTCCTTTCGACCAGTTAATTGATGAGAGTAATTTTGCCTGGGTGCATGTGAGTTATCGGGCAGACGGTAGAAACCGTAATCAGGTACTGAAGCTATGAAAAAACTACCCTGGCTATTAGTTGTATTGCTGGCCATCGCTTGTGTGGCGGCGTGGTTCCGTCCGCACGAGCCTTTGCCGGCAGAAATACGTACCGAAACGAGGATACAGACGGTTGTCAAACTTGATACGGTTCTTATCTCTGCACCGATAGCAGTTTTTCTTACCTTCACAAATGATACTATACATATCGGTGATACAGTAGTCATGCGTGAACAAGCCTATTATGAGGATAGTCTTTATCGGGCATGGGTTAGCGGGTATCGTCCAAAGTTAGATAGCATAGAGGTATATCCGAAGACTATTTATCAGACGGTGACGAATGACATCTATCATGCCGTTAAGCCGAAGATGAAGCGTTGGGGATTAGGCTTGCAGGCTGGGTATGGGTATCCGGGTGGTTTGTATGTAGGTGTAGGAATAAGTTATAATCTATTTGTATGGTAAGAAAGAAATTAACGATGTAGAAGTCGGCTTGTCGCTGGCGCTCTTTCGGGGCTTAGAGTGGAAAGAAAGCCCCCAACGTTCAAATAATTATTGCCACATAAAAATTTGAAAAAGCATAAGACAATGCACGTTGGAGGCTTTAATATCTTCAACGCATTATCTTATGCTTTATTCATTTAATCTCATGTTCCCAGTAGTGAAGAAGTTCCTATGCGAACATTGCAGGAAAAAATTACTGGAATGATAGTACCAATCCTTTCCAATTTGGAAAATACTGGAAAGGATTATATAAATCGTTCTTTGACTTGTTGGAACACCGTTTTGAGAAGACATTTTATGTGAGCAGTGTTAATACATATGTATTGGTTTTGCTATATCAAATACTTTGCTTATATTTGTGGCGTAAAAAGTGCCGGTATGTACAAGCTGCATCACCTTGCACTATAATAAGGAACTTATAGGGATGCCCAAATTGCGGTGTCCCTTTTTTATTAAAGCATAATAAATGAAAACTGCGACATCAATAGAAGAACAGATACAATTGCTCGAAGAACGGGGAATGATTTTTAACGATAAAGAAAAAGCCAAAGAAATTCTGCTTGATATTGGATATTATCGATTGGGATTTTATTGGTTCCCTTACGAACAAAGTTATCCCTCAAAGAACAATCGAACTCACCAATTTAAAGAGAACACCTTATTTGATGACGTAGTGACACTTTACTATTTCGACCATGATTTAAGGTGTATCATTACTCCTTATTTGTATAGAATTGAAGTAAGTTTCCGCACATTTCTTACATATACAGTTTCCAATCGCTATAAAAACAATGCGACTTGGTTTGCTGACCCTCGAATTGTGAATATGGACTTTATAGATTATTTGCCGAATTGTTATAAAACGATACGAAAAAATGAGGCTATAAAACATCATCATGGGAAATATATCAATGACATATACGCGCCGGCATGGAAGACATTAGAGTATATGACATTTGGAGATATTCTTTATTTATATTCCAGCCTAAAAGACGCGAAACTGAAAGAAGAAATTGCGGCACATTATAATATAAGAAACGTGGATATTTTTGATAACTATATGAGCACGCTTCGAGTTATACGTAATTTATGTGCTCATGGGCATAATATTTACGATTTAAAATTACAGAAACGTATTCGTAAAGGTCCGATATCGGATTTACAAGGTGACAGGTTTCACAATATGGCTGGCGGGTTATTGGTTTTAAGGTATATTCTAAATTCCATATCAACCAATCGGGTGCAGGATTTGAATTATAAACTTAAGCTATTGACTTCCCAGCCTCAGATAAAAAAGATAGAAAATATAATTAAAGGTTTGATTACATTCATCCAGTCAGTATAATATTGGTTTTCAAGGCGGTAATTCCAACATGGTTTCACCGCCTTTTTTGTATTCAGTCGTTTTTTATGTAGGTGCTGGGGTGAGCTATGATTTGTGGCAATGGTAATTTTAGCAATATCATAGAGGTAAACTTATTGGATTAAGCAACAATAATTCATCAAAATCCCACAAAATACACATTCTTATAAAAATTATATATAGAAAATACACATTTACGAGAAAATTATATATATTTGCATCGAAAAACATTTCATATATTATATAATTCGTAATCATTGATGGTATGGAAGATATTTTGGTAAATAGTATATTAATGACTAAGAGGAGAAGGATTCCAAACTCAGATGCATGTAAATCTGATTTAAAAGAAGAATTATGTACTTTGTTTAAAGTATATAAGGAAGCTTGTTCTTTATATGAAAAAGAAATAGTAGAAACACCTCCCGATGCAAGATTGAGAGGTTTTGAAGCAAGGCTGATGAATATAAAATTGGTACAATGTGTACAAAAATATTTTCCATTCAATTGGAAGATAGGAAAACATGGGCGTTTTATGTTACGTATCAATGGTTATATTATTTTATTTAAAAAACTGAATCGAAAGAATATGCCAATGCATATTGATTCAAAAGTATATCAAGCTATAGAAAATCAAATGCAAGGTACCTTGTTTGCAAGAAACGATGACTTTATAGAACCAATTTTATTTTTTGGCTACCAAAAAGATAAATTCGGAGAACTTCAAAGTCCTAAACTTGTTTATATTGATGAGTTTAAATTTAAGTGGGAAATTACATCTGCTGACATAGCAGTTAGGCAGCAGGTTGAAAATTCTGATACATTTACTATGCCTAACAATAATTCGATGAGTATAAAACAAAATGCATTGGATAGAAGGGCTATTAATGAATAAATTTAATAATAATCCTATAATATGAATGTAAATTATAAACAGTTGATTTTTGCACGAGAATATAGAAAATTATCTCAAACTGAACTTGCAGCTCATATACCAGGATTGTCGCAGCCCAATTTATCTAAGTTTGAGAAAGGTCTAGGTATACTCTCTGATGAGGTGCTAAATAGAATTATTAAGTTTCTGAATTTTCCGGAAAGCTTCTTTGAAATTCAAATTTCAAATAATGTAGAAAATGCTCATTATAGGCGAAAAGCGAGTGTTACAAAAACACAAAAATCTGCAATAGAGTATTCAAATAAGTTGATAGGATATATTATAGATGAGATGTCTGCATCTTTAGATTATCCCAGGATGACTATTAAATTTGTAAATGTTGATGATGGCTACTCTCCAGAAAAAATAGCTTGGTTTTTACGCCGTTTTTTAGGAATACAAGAAGGCGATCCTGTACGTGATATTGTAACATTATTAGAAAAAAATGGTATTTTTGTTGTAGAGATAGATGAAGATGTAGATGTTTTTGATGGTGTTTCATTTTTAACAGATAATGGTTATCCTGTCATTGTTGTAAATAAGAATTTTAGCAATGATCATAAAAGGCGTACTATTGCACATGAATTGGGGCATATTATCATGCATTTATCTAAGGATTTTATTTTTGCGGATGATCGAAACAAAGAAAAAGAAGCTGATAGATTTGCTAATGAATTTTTAATGCCTGAATGTGCTATTATCAATTCTTTGCGTTATTTAAAACTTTCTTCATTAGTTGAGTTGAAACGTTATTGGCTGGTATCTATGGCATCCATTGTCCGTAGAGCCTATGATTTGAAGTGCATTGATAAAGATAAATATACTTATTTCAATCGAGAATTAGGGAGAAAAGGCTATAAAAAAAATGAGCCTATAGATGTCTATATTGATCATCCTAGTCTTTTTATAACTGCATATAGGATGCATTGTAATGAATTAGAATATTCTAATGAAGAACTTGCAAATGCTTTTCATTTGCCTCAAGATGTTATTGAGCGTTTTTGTGTTCCTGCTAAAAAATATAGTTTGCGGATTTTTTAACTTGAGTGAATCCGAGCATATCTACGACACGTCTCTGTATGTCCGGGCGAATATCAACGACATCAAGCAGCATTATCCGGATGCGTTTTATAATCCGGCTATCATCCGGCTTTACCGGTTGAAGGAATTTGTAGAAGGGGTGGCTGAATAGTCGCCCCTTTTCACTATATTTTGCTATCTTTGCCCCCATGACTTACAACGAGGCTTTATCATATTTGGAACGCATTAAGGATACCGCCATTGGTGCACCCGTGAAAGGGCGTTTCATAGAATCATTATTCATCGGTCCTACCGATTGGGAACAAATGACAGACTTTATGAATCTTCGTATCCAGAAAGGAGAAGAAACGGCTTTGACTGAGTTTGACAGTGCCGGCAAGAGTCTTTCTGTATATGGGGTGTCGGTCAATAATGAATTTGACGTGCCGCATTGGGATATGACTATTATGGATAATTGGGAGCTGATGATAGGTAATTGATATGAAAAATCCCCGTAGCGGCTCAACTACGGGGATGGCGTCAAATAACAGAGTATCAATATGAGATACTAAGTGAGCCTATTTTTTTAGAAATGTCCTGTAGGGCATCGTTAAATGTCTGTAATTCTTCTTGTGTGAAGCGTGCCGGTTTTCCGTTTACCAGATTACCATTTAATCTCTGATACAGCCATGACCTACTTTTATTAAAGTATTTCTTCGCAAGATAGCTTAGAGAGACTATTTCAGCCACTTCTTGCAGCTGTAGTTTGATTGCGTTCTCTTCTACAACATCCAGTTTCTTATCAATGTTCTGTAAACGCTCTGATACAAAGTTGGCAATAGCTTTCTTATCTTCTTCCGAAGTGTACTTGGCTGCTATTTCTGTCATTCTGGTATAGAACTCTGGAGAGTCTGTACCAAGTAGTGGCTTTAATGCCAGTAATTCATCTTTCAGTGCCATATATTTATTTTTAGTGCCCTCTCCGGAGAGAGGGGCTTTGTTTTACTTCTTTTTTTCTAACTCTTTTAAGACTTTGTCGATTGTCAGTAACCGGTCTAACCTTTTGTCAATCTCTTTTTCTTGGTTTGTTCCGGTAACTTCGGCGATAAATCTTAGTTGGTCCAGTTCTTTTTTGAGGAATGCTCTTTGTATAAGCAAATCCTTTTTAATTTGTTCGTTACTCATGTTGATTACTTTTGTTATTTGACATTACAAAGATAATAATCTTTTGATTATTATACAAACATTGCATGAATTATTTTCGTTATTTCGTATATTTTTTGTGGGATGGGGTTATGTTGTCATCATCATCATGAAATTCATTCTCATATCCACGTAGTCCTTATAAGTTTCTGGGTGAATGGCGTAATCTATTACCCGCTGTATTGCTATGTTTGCCTGCTTCTGTCGGATTTTTGTGTAGTAACGCAACACACCGCGTCCTCGGTCGGAGTGACCGAGACAATAGTCAATTACGGCATCGGGTACACCGATTTCGTTGGCCATCTGCGCGAATGATTTACGGGCCGAATAGAACGAGAAGACACCGGAAATTCCTATTTCCTTTGCCAGCAGTTTTAGGCATTGGTTGATGTAGCATTGAAGATTTTTACCCGTATATCTGTATCCCAAGTGCAGGCGTCCATTATCGCCTATATACCTATTTATAATAGTCCGTGCTTCCGGTTGGATGCCAATGTGTATTCGATTAACTGCCCGAGAAGATATTTTTGCCTTTTGTAACTTATTCCTGTCCCCGACAGATCTACCTGCATGAGGTCGGCAAAGTTTATGCCGCCGAGGTAAAATGAAAGCAAAAACATATCTTTAGCCAAGGTCAGTCTTTTGCTGTGCGACACGTCGCGCTGCATGATTCGTCTTATCTGGTCAGGTGTTATGTCCATTTCCCGAGGTTCCGGTGTTGGTATTCTGGTATAGGCGAACGGATGCTCTTTACATTTGAGCAATCCCCGTTTGATGGCCTCGTTAACCTGAGCTTTGATATGGCACAGTCTTATTTGCCGTCCTCCGTCTGTGTGTCCTTGTTTTTTCATCCAGCTATCAAAATGGCTGACGACATGGTGGTTCATGACGAGCATTGGTATCTCGCCCTCTGCCTTGTCGAACATCTTTAATGTATCAGTCATCATGGATGCATAGCTGACGCGTCCCTCCGCATGTATCCTTTCAATTGATTGTCTCATGAATTCGTTGAATGTGTGTACGTTCGGTGTAATGATATCCGGCCGTGTGAGTATCGTTTTCAGCTGCTTGGCTGTGTAACAGTCCGCACAGTCAATGTCGTTCAGCCTTTCCCGGTATTTTTTCAGTTCATAGGCTATTCGCCGGTTAGTCATAGCCGCATCACGGGAAAGCGATGTTCAAGGACAACAAGACACTATGGAATTGGATTAGTCAGGTGAAAATGAATGTTATCCAGCGCGAAAGTGTAACTGTCACCCTCCTGGGCGAGGGCCGTAGTCCTATGCTGAGTTGGAAATTAACCAATGCCTGGCCGAAGAAGTACACCGTAGAGGGATTCGAGGCAGACGGCAACGGAGCGTTCATAGAGACCATCGTGCTTGCGCATGAAGGCGTCACTCCGGCATAACCTTAAAAACGAGTCGAAGCATGGCTTCTGACAGCAACACTTGGAAACCACTGGTACAGTTCCACTTCAGGGTGGACTTCCAGTGGAAGACAAGCAAGGCATCTGCCTCCTTTGTGGAGGTCGTCGGTCTTGGTCAAGAGTTTGTGCTTGACAGCAGACCGGTAAAATCCAACAATGTACCGCGCCATTCCGATAAAATGGAAAGTGAGTGGTCTGAATGCCTCGAAGAGTGAGATAGTGGTGAAAACCATCACGCTTAGACATACAATACAAGGATATTTTATAAATATGAAAAGCCCCGACGGAAGCCGGGGCCACTTATCAAATGAATGATAAGTAAAACTACTACAGCAACAAAGGTATGTTTTTTCTACCGCATAAACAAATTATAACTCACCCTGGCACCGACATACCACCCACCCGGATAACCATACCCAGCCTGCAACCCTAATCCCCAACGCTTCTTCTTCAACTTAATGGGGACCGGATGATAGATGTCATTTGTTACCGTCTGATAAACCGTCTTAGGAAAGACCTGCATACTATCCAGTCGCGGGTCTACATATCCACTCACCACCGCACGATACAAGCTATCTTCATACACAACCCGTTTGCGGTGAAGCAAGGTGTCACCTATACGTACTGTGTCATTCGGCAATATCTGCCAAAAGACCGCTATCGGTGCGGAGATAAGAACCGTGTCAAGCTCGACAACCGTCTGTATCTTCGTCTCGGTACGGATTTCTGCCGGCAAAGGCTCGTGCGGACGAAACCACGCCGCCACACAAGCGATTGCCAGCAATACAACCAATAGCCAGGGTAGTTTTTTCATAGCTTCAGTACCTGATTCCGGTTTCTACCGTCTGCCCGATAACTCACATGCACCCAGGCGAAATTACTCTCATCAATTAACTGGTCGAAAGGAAGGTTCTTGCGGATATGCTCGAACAGTAGCTTATTCTGTTGCCTGTCTCCGGCATCAATGTCCGCCGCCTGTCCGCTCATGTGCTGGCTGGGTGTCGCACCGCCCACTGCTTTATTCAATGCCGGACAACGGTAACCGCTGTTCACAACGATAGGTTTGCCATACCATTCGCGTAGCGGGTCAAGAACGTTATCTACCAATGCAGTCAGATTGGCTTCTATATCACAGCCACATCTGTTGTCAATCCCTTTGCGGTCGGCAGTTGTCGAACGGCAAAGTTCTTTTATCGTAAAATACTTCATACATCATTTGATTTAATATAAAC